AGTGTCGCTCATACGCTGATCTGCGCCATCGGCAAGAGTGCCAAGACCCATGTTAGCGTACTGCGCGCCTGCCGCAGAAGAACCTACTTTGACCGCACCTTCAGTGGTGGTGTTCGTGAAAGTTTCGGTGGCAGAAACAAGGATCTCTTTCAGAGAACCCTTCTTGCCTTTCGGGCCAGAGATGACAATAGCATCGCCGCCTGCACCGAAATCAATCGCACCAAACGAATAGCAGTAAGGACGAGGATCGCTGTAACTCATAACTATCTACCTCCTTAAGCCGCGCTGTCCCAAATCACAACACGTGACTGGGCCGCTTGAGTGTGAACAAGGCCGAAGCCGCCAAGGTAATACCACGCAATACCACGGTCGCGCCCGAAGTCACCCGGAATTTTTCCGCGAATTTCTTCAGGAACAGCAATGGCTTCTGCAACGGTATCCTCACCAAAGAACACACACCAATCAGACTTGGCGTTGGTCCAAGTGGCATCAGCCAACGTAGAACCAATGTAGCCTTTATCAATGTGAGTTTGCTCGATGAATCGAACACCTTCGTAACGACCAACCTCACCGTTCATGATCATCTGGAAGCCTTGATCAATGTACTGCTTGATCGACTCCAGATCGTTCTTGAGGGTGCGGAAGGTTGAAGGCCATGCAATCGCGTAGTAGTCATCGCCGGAGTAAGCCGGGATGTTACGCTCTTTCATGGTGTCTACGATCAACTTAACATGCTCTTTACCCAGAGCAATGTTGTTGGTTTCCGTAGCCGTTCCGTTGGTGGTCAAATCAAGAGAGGTCGTGCTCGTGCCGTTAGTCGGAACAACGCGCAGAGCCGCCGCGTCGAACTGATCAGCCGCAAGATTGTCGAACGACTTCTTGGCATCGTTTTTGAGCACTTTACGAACGATTTCACGGATCGGTTGCTCACTCAGGTCGTCCAACTTACCCGTGTAAGGAACAGAGTTACCTGCTTCCGTGATAGTCATCGTGCCCTGAGAGATCGTGAAAGAAGTCTCAGGAATAGTGCTCGTCTCGGTCAGGGTAGTACCCTGAGTAGCAACATCACTAAACACGTTCCAGTGGAAGGTATCGCCGCGATGCAACCCTTGATGGGCGGCATCTTTAATGTCACAGAACTGACGGAACTTGACAATCGGCTGTACGGCCATCCGCAGTTCACGACTGAGGTTGAGCGCGTACATATAACCACCGGAGGTGTTGACAGACCAAACTTGTCCTGCCATTTTTTTCTCCTTAAGTTATTGATTAAAGTTGCCCTCTGGCCTGACGCATCTCACTGATGACTTGCTCTGGAGTTTTGGCTTCAGGCTCATCTTCAGAAATCTTCGCAGACTTTCGAGCAGATTTAGGTTGCGGGACAATTTTCTTCTTACGCTCCGTTCTCCCATTATTGGGTTGAGCGGATGTAAGATTACTACTCGCCCATTCTCTCGCATACTCAGCCGCCGCTTGAATAATCTGACTTGGTGCCCAATTAGGATTCTCCTTCATTAGGGTAACCGTTCGATTATCTGCGATAGCCCGAAGATCAGGATTCTGAGCAATCTCAGAGTACTCCTGTTCAAACCAATAAACAGCATCACGAATCTCCTGCTCGTATGCTAGTTGCTGTGCTTTGGCTTGTTCGGCTTGTCTGCGAGCAAAGGCCTGACTAACGGCCCGATCTACAGCCTCATCTATGTTTAGGGTAGCCTGATTGCGCCCTGTCAAGGTCTGTAACAGTTGTGCGGCTTTTTCCGCATCATCTTCATACAACGCTTGATGATACTCTTCCACCGTTTTACGATAGTCCGTATCACCTTTCTCTGGCTCGTCCTTTTGGGATGGAGCAGATTCTTTCTCTTGGAGGCTTCTTACATATTCCTGTAACTGGGCCTCACGTTGAGCAAGCATGCGTTCCCGCTCTGCCGCTTGCTGAAATCTTTGATTAGAAGCCGCGTCCTTTTGATGAGAAGACTTAAGGCCTTCAAACGGAACAATTACGTCTTGCCCGTTTACCTTAACCTGAGTAACCCACACGCCATCTTGTTTCCAGACTGGTGGTGATTCCTCTGGCCCCGCCTCAACGACAACTTCTTCTTCCTCCTCTTCCTCCTCTTCGACCTCTTCAAAGCCTTCATCAGAAAACTCTGACTCTCGCTCACGCACGATACGTTCAAGCATCTCATCGCGTGGCCTTTGTACTGATCGGTCAACGTACTCTTCAGGAGTTTCTTCTACAACTTCCTCTACAACTTCTTCTACAACTTCTTCCGCATCCTTTTGGGTAGCGTTCATTTCTTTCTCCAAGTTTATTGATCTTTATACCTTGCCAATTTACTTGCAGTCTCACCATCATTAATAATCGCATCCAACCATTTAAGAACTGATAGGGGGGTAGCGAGGTTTAAAGCAATTTTTCGATAATGCCTGAGTTCTTCTTCCGAATTCCCAGACCACTGTTTTAGAGCCATAGATTGGAGTTCTGTAATCCCCTCTCTATATTCATACAACGCTCTCTCAACTACCGCCTTGCCCGTTGGAGTTCTTACAAACTCTTGGGTTCTAGCGCCAATTTGAGTTCTTTCTATAAGGTCGTCTACGTTAGGTAGACTAGGGTCATAGTATTCCATTTAACCTACTGAATATGGTACTGTGTTATATTTATCCCTTGCCATTGTGCCAACCTTGCTGACGTTGTCTTTATCGACAGTAGTCTGTTGGTTAATAATCTGATTAATTAATGCATCACGTTGCAACATTAACTCAGCCCTTCTCGTATCAGCGTCTTGCTGTTTGATAATGGCCTCGTTCTGTTTAATAGCAAGAGAGCCTGCGTCTTTTTCTCTAGCCATCTGTTCTTTGGCTATAGCGGTCTGCGCTCTGATCTGAGCCTCTCTTAATCCTGCCTGTTGCTTCAACTGCTCAATCTGCAATCTACCCTGCATCTTGACTTGATCCATTTCAATGATTGACTGCAACTGTTGAATCTGGGATTGCAGTTGCTCGATCTCAGGATTGCCAGTGGAATCAGCAATAAACCTAGAGGCGTCACCAAATCCAAGGTTCGCAAATATTTCCTTAGCAACTTCTTCTGTGTTGATCCTTCCTTCCATGCCGGGAAGTTGAAACACGTTAGAAACAGCGTATACAAGGTTTTGAATTCTAGCAACAGGATCAGTAGCGTTCATGCCTACGTTAACCTTAAGGATCACATCGTGACGAAGTAACTCGTCAATAAGGTCATCCTTACCTGCGTAGTTTTCTTGGCCCGTCAAAGACATAATAACTTGATCAGTTTCGTAGTACTGCTCAAGACGTAACAACTGCTTAAGGGTAGGCTCAACCCAAGTCTCAGCAAAAGTTCTTAGAACAAACTCAGTAATAATGTTATTGTTGCCCTGCAACATCTGCATGCCGCCAACCGTCTCGTTCATATTCCTAGAACTTTGGAGGGTCGATGTAGAGAAGTTACCCTGCATCTCGTCAAAGTCATAGTTAATACGATCTTGTTCAGCATACGCAGATCCAGTAACGTCACGAGTTTCAATCACCCGCACATCATTATCTGGGTCATCCATCTCGACAGCACCGCCCGGAACAGATCGGAACAATGCATCAAGATCAATGTTTCTGTCTCTCCTGATATGGTAACGCTTGTTCATAGCCAACTTAATGTTGTCAAAGCGTTGGTTCAGGATGTCGTTAGAAGCGGCCTGTAGTTCTTCTGTCAGTTGAACCGTACTTGCAGGATACAGGCGGTGCGCTTCAAGGTTAGTCTTGCCAAATACATATGGGCGTTCACCGTCACGCAACCAAGGATATATCTCAAGCAAAGGCTTTGGCTTGGTCAGCATGAAGTCAGTTCCTGCCGTGTAGTAGCAGTAATCTACGCCTTCTTTCTTAATAATGTTCTTATGAATCCAGACAATCCTGAACTCTTCGATTGTCTCAAACTCATCTTCAAGCGGGTCAGATCTAGGCTCTTCTCTTGTAAGCCTAAGCGTGTCATCCTCTTCAGAAGCCGCTGACAACAACTCGTTCATTGTCAGTTTATTCCACTCGCCATCTTCCATCTTCTGCAACACATCCTGAACAAACATAGGAACAAGATGGATAATGTATGGGCTACTGCTAATTGGGTCATACCAATCAGCGGCAGGATCAATCCTAAAGTTCTCTGGCTCGACAATCTCAATGATTGGCTTGTCCTTTAACGTAACCGTTTCCTTTTCTCTTACTGGGTTACCTTGGCTATCAAGAACGCGCTCGCCAAAGTCATCCATTATTTCGTAAGATTCTTCTTTTTCTTCAAACTCCCAGTACTGGTGAGAAACAACAGTGCCGTACACGCATGCGTCTTGCAGGGCTGTAACCATTGTAGAAAACCACGGAATGGTGTTAGTAAGCCTGTACTGCATCATAGACTTAGCAACAGAAGAAGCGCCGATAGAAACTGGATCATTTGGGTTTGCAGGATAAATGTCTACCACATCTTCATTGGAAAAAAATGCAGTGGCCATAGCCGCTTCCAAATGGCGAATGGAAGATCTTGTCTTTGGCCTAAAAAGAGTAGACCGTTTATCGTAAGCAGGCGTTAGGTATTTAGATCCTGACGGATGCTGACTGTTAAAATTAGAAATGTTCTTTTCCCACTGATCGCGCAAGTTGGCATCCATGTATTCAGTGGATGACTCATACGCTTCCCTAGCAAGGCCAAGCCAGTCTTTGTCCTTTAACTCGCCCGTAAGCGTAGGGACTGATCTGCCTTCTAAAGAAGGTTGTGGGTTAATTAGTGACATTAACTAAAATCTCCGTTTAGTTGACCTTTATCGTCCATAACAAGATCAGAGTATTTATCTTGATTAAAACTTCCACGCTTCTGGTTATAGCGTTCTAGTATTTCTCCGCCTGCTCTCATGACAGACTTGTAGTCGCCATCTATCTTGTCTGAGTGCATAACAAATCCCCAGTTACCAGACAAAAGCATTGACTTAACAGTAACCACACCATCCATGCAATTAACCGCCCAAAGCCAACCGGGGTATTTCCTATCCAACACTTCTGCCACATTCTTTGCGGTAATGTGGTCGTTTATGTCGTGTATGTCGGACTTCTCAATTTCCATTTTTGTTCCTTGGTTTGTAGAATCTGCGGTTACCGTTGTCAAATACGTAAGTAGTAACAGGCCTTGTGTAGATTGACGGGTCACGACTCTCAACTAATTTAACCCAAGGAATAGATCTTTCCCGATCTTTGTTTTTTATATCACCCATATCGTAGGCTTCCACGTTGGGTCTTTCCAAAGAACTCCAACGTCCTTTCCGTTCAAAGTTAATACGCCAGATACTGGATCGTATGAATGTGTTTGTCCTACTTTTTGCGCTTTGCCAGAGTCGTTCCAGTTAAATGGATCGGCCGCCCATGTATAAGAAGCATCAGCCCATCTGGTC